TGTCAATCATATCTATGGCATTTTCTAGCTCCTCTACACCTCTTTGTTTAGCATACCTCTCAACTTGTGATTTAAGGTCGTTATCTGAAATGTCTAAAGTTATCGTTTGTGATTCATTCATCTTAGTCTTGTTTTAGTTTCCACAAACATACAACAAATATATTAGTCTACCTAACTGCGTACCTTCCAACCTTAGAACGTAACTCGTAAAACATTCTCATTGCTAAAGCATCTGAGTAATCAGGAGAACGACCTATCACAGATTTAACCACATCTTTAGGTACTATCTTAAGTTTACCATCTTTATCTATGTCCTTAGTTCTAACCTGCTCTAATTCTTCTGTAATGTGTTTGCGTGTGTCTACATCTCTAATAGTAATCCCTAACTGCCCTTTGTTAATTAAGTCTGCTAGTTTATAATAGCATTGTGTTTTAAGGTTTTGAAAGTTCTCTTTCTTAATTGGTGAAGCGTTGTTGATGAATCCTTTGCACCTGAGTACATCTTGCAACCCACCACCGACACCATCACTATCGACAATTATATTAGATAACTTTACTTGGTGGTTCTTCTGTAGCTCTCTAATGTATTCTGCTAACTCGGTGATTGTATTCTTATCGAATGTCTTAATCATTACCACGTGTAACCCTTCGAATAACATCACTACAGATTTATCTTCACCCATACGAGCAACATCACAACTGATATACTTCTCACCTTCTGCTCCTTTGTTATCGAATAGGTTTAAGATACTATCGTAGTTAATAAGTGAATCACTTGAAGCGTCATACTCCCAGTTACCAAATAGTAACCTTTGTTTTGAAACCTCATCAAGCTTCGATAGTTGCTTCTCATAATGTTTAGATATAAATTGATTATCTGTTACTAGAGAAGGTATGAATTTTCTATATGATTTAAGTGTACCTAATTGAGCAGGTTTATAGTATTCAGTATACACCCAATTCTTTGCAGGGTTGCAAGTCATTAGAAGCTTTGGAATGATTCCGTAATCATCTAGCTTATATCTAATCCTAGACTGCACTACATTAACTGCTTTGTATGTCACTTGATTAACCTCATCAATGAATGCTCCAGTAATCTCTAACGAACCAAGACTATCGAAGTTTCTATCTGAAGGATATAAGAATAAATCTTTAAGTATTATCTCTGAACCGTTCTTAAATGTAACAATGTTACTCGATCCGTTGAAAGTATAATGTTCTCCACTCTTTAAACCCCAAGCACCACACACCTCAAAGAACGTGTTTAACGTAGTCTTCTTTAATGCATCTAACTTAGAACGCCCCATTAGATAACGTGTCTTAGGATAACGCAAACACATAGTAACAAGCCATGCAGAACCTACCCACGACTTCCCACCACCTGCAGCACCACCAAATAGAACCTCGTTTGTGTAGTCATCGAATAGGAATCTTAAACAATCCTTCTGCTTACTCGTAAATTCAGGACTTATCTCCAAGATCTATATGTATTTTAATCGTTTCGTCATTACTGGTAATATCTAACTTATCACCGTACCCTCTAATCTTTCCTTTATTCTTAAGAAGGAATTGAGTGCTTGAATGATTACCCTCTTTGATTTGCTTCATTAAACTACTCTCAGCAAAGTCAAGTACTAGGTTATCCATTGCCTTAACCTTAGCAGCAAACTCCTCATCTGCCTTAAGCCAAGAGTAGTAGGTAGTTCTAGTTATCTCTGCAATCTTTAAAGCACCTGTAACAATTCCAAGCGTTTTCTCTAAAGCTTTAAGCATCTGTACTTTAGCTAATTTTGTTCTGTTTTGCTCTTTTCTCTCTTCCATCTTATTGTAGTTTTCCGTATTTATCCATGTAGTTCATATGTATCTCAATCAGCATATCCTTATACTGTGTCTTATCTCCGTATCTAATATGGCAAGGCCTACAAACTGCTTGTAGGTTACCGATGTAATCCTTTACCTTACTCCCTCCCATACCACGAGCTTCAATGTGGTGAATGTCTTGGGCTGGTGAAGAGCATACTTCACATGGTATATAATCGCACTCATCAAAGTTAAAGAACTCTAAGTATATTTTAGTGTGTTTACGCATTGATTCTGTCCTTTGCTATACTGAAGTACTTCTCGTCTTGTTCTATCCCTATAAAGCTTCTGCTTGTATTCTTTGCTGCTACTCCTGTACTACCTGAACCCATTGTGAAATCTAATACTACTTCCCCTTCATTAGTGTAGGTCTTAATAAGATACTCCATTAGTGGTACTGGTTTTTGTGTTGGGTGCAAACCTGCGTCCTTGTTGCTTGCCTTAGTAAAGTGTAGTATACCCTTAGGGTAGTATAAATTATTAACTTTTGCTTCAGTGCCACTACTCAATGCTTGCTCGTGCTTTGAATAGTAACCACCCTTTTTTCTAGTTTTACCGACAGTCATTTGAGGTTTATAGTTTTCTTTACTATGATTAAATACGCTTATCTTTTCGTAATCCATTAGCGGCCTACTTTTAACTGACATGAAATTGGCCGCCTTCTTCTTATCCCATATCCAATCGTATTTGAATTTAGATATATTAGAGACTCTTAAGAAGCTACTAAAAGGTTCACTTCCAAATAATACGATAGCTCCGTTCGGCTTAATGATCCTATTCAGTTGTTCCCACATTAGAGCGAAGTCTATAACTGAATCCCACTTACAAGCAGTCGTTCCGTACGGTGGGTCAGTAATGATTGCGTCTACACTACCTGAAGGTATACCCTTCATAACTTCTAAGCAATCTCCTTTATATAATTCAATCATGTCGTTAATAGTATTAATGTAATACTGAATATTATAGCGCCGATTAACCCCATTAGTAGGTAGTGCCTAAACTTATAGAGGTTCGCCACAACACTCGCATACGTTCTTAGTTTCTTCTGCTAAAGTATTGTCTTCGTACTTATCCAAGTTGATGTTTAAATCGTTTACAGTAAACCCTACTTCGAATAGTAAATCCTCATCGAAATAGTTCAAGAGTAAATCATCGTCAAATTTACCTCCGTTTTTATTCAAGCGTAAATTAAGCTCCATTTCGTCAGCTAAAGATAAGTCCAAAACCACGCATAGTATTGTGTCGTTTCCTAATTCAAGCCAAGCACGAGAGCGTTGATGTCCTCCTATGATAATATTCTCTCTATCTTTAGAGGAGTTTATAATTATAGGATCAATTAAACTATACTTCTTTAAGCTTGCTTTTAAATCTTTGAATTGTTTCTTGTTAATCGTTCGTGGATTATACTCTGCAAACTTTAACTCGCTTATTTTTCTATTTTCTATCTTCATAACTACTCAATACATCTTTTAATTCTTTTATTGTCTGTGCAACACAAGTGCCACAATTTGAAACTTTCTTATTCATTCCAAATATCTCATTATATAGGTTTGTAATTCCTACATTACCCTCTCTACTAATCTTATCTGATCCGATTTGATTTAGTAATCGTTTTAATATACTTAATTGATCGGTTGTTAAGTCGTTCTCTCTATCCCATTTACCAATTGGACATTTAGTGAATGCTATTTGTGCTTTGATTTTCATAAAGCAACCACACTTTTTACATTGACTTACTGATTTACGGAAGTGAGGACATACTTTGCATATACTCATTCGCTCCTGATAAGTTCTGCTACTTGTTTTTAACTTCATCTTTGATATAGTTTCGAACTTTCTTAATAGTTAGGAAGATAGATGTCGTACTTATACCTGTAGCTTGTGCTAAACTTCTGATAGTATGGTCTGATTCGTAGTAGACTTTAAATAGAGTCTTATCGTAGAAGTGTAAATCCTCCATTGACCTGTTGATTAAGTCTAGCTTACGATAGTATTCTAAATCTTCTTCTATTACTTCGTTAATGTTCTCAGCTCTTAGAGTGCTTATGATTGCATTCTCATCTATTGGCAAAGGTTTGTGTTTCTTCTTGAAAGATGAAGCCTTAGAAGATTGGTACTGGTTCATCATTACCCTTGTTACCCAAAACAATAAATGACCATTGCTCACTATTTGAAGTAGTTTGCTTTGGTCATATTCGAGCATTATAAGATAAACCTCTTGTGTGAGGTCTTGTGCATCTTCCCTATTACCCTTAGTTACTTTAAGAGCTATATTACTTACTTCGCTATAACGTGCTGCTATAACGTTTTTTAATTGTTCCATACCTTGTAATGAACGCTCTGTGTCCTATTTTAATTCTGTAGTATATAGAAAGGTATCTTCTTATTACGTGAGCTTTAGCACCCTTCTTAACTCCTTTTAATATTGTGTGATTGATTAATCCTCTCATAGTAGTTGTTTTTAATCTTAGTTATAAAAAAAGGGAGTGAAGCTATGACCTTCACCCCCATCAAAACAACTAAGAAGTGGAAATTCTTACTGCTAATATACAATAATTGTGCTACTCATTGCCAACTATGCTTTTTATTTTCTCTAAATATATAGCTAAGCTCTGAATTGAAACCCACAAAACCCAAGCCAATGTAGTTTTGTTTCATACAAGTGAGCTTCTATTTCATTCTCGAAAACTCTAAGAATTTTATAGTTAGCTATATTCTTACCTGCAGATTTATGTTGTTGCATTCTTTTTTTTACTCTACCAGTCATTCCTACATAATGATCCTCAGGTAGATAGTAAACGCTAGTAAAACCATCTTTCTCCTTTTTTGATCTATCAATCCTCTCACATGTCTTACATCTTGGTCTAGTGTAACTTTCACTTACCCTTTTATCTATAGCAAATCTATCTAAGGAGAATGAAATAAAACATTGTTTACATTCCTTCATTTAAAGTTTCTTTAATTTTTTCTAGATATATAGCCAAATCCATTGCTTCTTCCTGAGCATTAGTTAGCCACTCCTGTATAGTTAGGTCTGTTCGTTCCATTGTAGTACCGTATTTGTTCTTCCCCATCTCAGCACGTTCTAATATCTTAGCACATACCTTCTCTTCTATACTACGATCCACAAGCTTCACAATCTTCGTTATCAATACTACAAGCTTCAGGTTGCTCTTTATCCTCTAAGTCATTTAACCAGTTCTCAAACATAGCTGATGCTACTTCTGTAGGTTTCTTTTCCAAATCTTTGTTCATCTGTTTACTGATTTATCGTATAGCTTAAATGCTATAATTAATACTACTGCTGTAATTACAAATAGTTTTTGTGTCATCTTGTTACTATTAATTAGTATTCTTTACAAACACTCCTCCAATCATTTCACCTTCTCGCTTACTAATTACTCCGTACGCCACGTTTAAGCATTGCAATAAATCTAAATCATTCATCTTAGCCTGAATTATTAAAGTAACTAATGTATCACCTAAAGCATCTATAAGTTCGCTTCTGTCATTTAATAGTAAAGCATCTTTTATCTCTTGAGCTTCTTCTATTGTTTTGTCTGCTTGTCCGTAAGTAGTACCCTTATCAAAGATACCTTTATCTTCAGCCCACTTATTTACCTTATCTTCTAATTGTATGTAATCCATCTTACTAATCTTAGTTCATAGTAGGTTGGGAAATCCCTTGCCCAACCTACGCTGACTGTTAAATCCCTCGATTTAAACCTCGCCTATCGTGTTGAAACTAAACCTTTTCAGATTTCGATAGGACTTCTGTGCAGCGTTCAAGTGGCTTGCTCTCTTAATGTTAAGTTGATCCCCAAATTAACACTCTTCCGTTCAATTAGTATTAGCTCACTCAAGCAGAACTCCTCTTTGATGTTGCAAATATAAAACTAATTTATTGATTGAAATAATTATCTATCAATTCTTTTGCTTGGTCGAATCCAGTACAAACTTCAGCTTTATAACCTCGTTCAGTTAAATAAAATAACCAATCTTTCTGCTTAGGGCTTGCGTAATTACCTTTAACCTTAAGCTCTATAGCTAAACCGTTGTACTTTCCTTTGGGTTCATACACAAACAAGTCAGGAAACCCTGCTACATATCCCGTTCTCTTTGCTTTCATTCTCTGAGATTGATACTTCTGATACTGACCACCTAGAGAAGCACAGAACAAAGCTTTGTATTCTAGTTTTAAGTAGGTAACTACTGCGGTTTGTAAATCATCTTCTTTATTCTTCATCTCTTACATTGTATTTTTTTCTTCGTTTAGCTCTCTTATCTAAAGACTCTTGGCTCTTTATATCAGGTAATTGACCACCTACGACAAGCACCCAGTTATTGTCTGTAACTATCTTCTTTTCTTTATTCATTATCTAGCATCTTTAAAATTTCTACTCTTAGGTTTACTTTCATCTCTTTCATATCTCTGAAGAGGTTTATAATTGCTATCTCTCTGCACATTATTACAGGGTGATATTTCTTAGCGTTGTTCTGTACAAACATCTTACCCCGCTTAATCATTCCTTGCACTTCACGCCAAATCTTTTCCTTCTCCTCTTCATCAACAAATAGAAATCCGTTTTTCTCTAGCCATAAGTAGATTTGATTAACTCCTTGTATACTTATATCTTCATCATTACAATACTGTTCGTATGGTTCGATTACGCAAAGCGTTAAGAAATCCCTCAGAACCTGCTTTTTATCCACTTTACCGAACTCTGTATCAATTAACAACTTCTCGTTAAGCTGAGCAGAGTTAATCCTTGTAGCGTTAGATTTCAACTTCTGAGAATTTAACCAGTTACACCAAGTTCTTGGATTGATTGCAAGTTGTTCTCCTGTTCTTACTCCTCTATGAAATGCTAATGTAACATCTTCCTTAGTTAATCGGTGAAATGTTTGGTTTAAATCAGTCATTAAGATGTTAGCCATGATTACAATATCGGCTTGATCTTTGTTTTGGCTCATCTCAAATAGACATCGTTTTAATGTCATACCACAGAAACTTAATAATTCATCGCTTGATTCTTTTCCTATTTCCATATCGTTGTTTTTGTAAATGTATACTAATTTTTTAGACTACCAACTATTCAAGCAGTTTTCTATTATCTTCTATTTTTAAATCAGTAGCAAATGGATCGTTAAACATCTCAGGAAAGTACTGCTTTGCTAAACTTGGCTTCGGTGTGCTTTTAAATTGTCGCTTAATAGGGAATACACTCTTCCAAGAGTTCTCTATTGACTGCTCTAACATCTCTGTTTGTAGTTCTGAAGGTAATCCTTCCAATTTTTTTAATATAAGCTTAACGGCTCTCTCTGTGTTTTTAGCTTTTAAAGATATTCTTAGATTTAGAAACTCTTTAAACAAATTATTAATCTCTAAATTATCGAAATATATCTCTACCTCTTTATCTTTATTATTATTATCTATTCTTATTTCTTTATTATTATTAATAGAATTAGCGTTTCGCTCACTCTTGTATTGCGTTTTCGCTAAATCTAGTTTTAGCGTTTCGCTAATACTAGTATTTACGCTTTGCCAAATCTTACTTTCACATATAGTAAAGTGTAGTTTTGCAGGTACTCCCCTTAAAAAAGTCTTAATCATTCCTTGCTCTTCAAGGGTTGTAATACACTTCTTTTGCTTCCTGTAAGATAATGTAGTTGCATCACTTATCTGTTTACTGGTAACAAAGAAATAACCCTCACCATTAATATCTATTAACATATCCCTTCCTTCAAAATAAGACTCCCTATCTATAAGGTCTGACAATAGTAATGCAGATTCTAAACCTACCTTTTGAGCTAATGACTTATTTATTTGCCAGAACGCTCCTTGACTTAATACAGATTTTATCTTCATAATTAATAAGGTTTAGGTGATGTTAAAGTACATAAAGGTTTTTCTCCTAGCAAGTAATCTCTATAAGAAATGTAATTAAAGCATTCTCGTAAAGATAAATCCATTTCCTCTATTACGTTTAAATAATACCTTAAACCATTATTACAAGAGTTAAAAGATAAATTTATATATCCTTCACTTATTTCAGAATTGAAACCGTTTTTCGCTTTATGATACCTAGAGTGAACTATCTTTGGTATAGCTACAAGGTTACGAATATCATTATTTTTATTATTACAATCAATGTGATGTACATCGAAATCTTTAGGAACTTTAACATTTAAAGTTTTCTCGTAATATTTTCTTGAAGTCATAATGTAAAAAAACCTACTCCTTTGAGGTGGTAGGCTCGCAAGAATAGGCTTTATAAAGTTTTATATAAGTTGCTACCACACAACGGTAGCAAATATACAACTAATATTATTAATTTACAATAGTAAACAAGAAAAACCTAAAGAAACTTTTCACAGCCTCTCTAGGTTTAACCAACTGAGTAGGTTTACCACTCTTTTAAAAGGGCATTCCATCACCAGTAGGCTCGTTTCCTTCAGGAGCAACCTCTACTTTTGAAACCTTCCAAGCTTTAAGGCTTACAAAGTACCTATCCTTCCAAGCTCTACCGCTTATATTGATGTCTATTTCGTAAGAACCACCAACTGCCATACCTTTTACAAGCTCAATACCTTTGTCTTGTATAAACTCAATCGGTATATCAGCGTCGTACTCTACACCTTCTTGCTTGATTATTACTTCTTGCTTCTTAAACTTCTCAGAGATTACTTGTAAATCTTTGATTGCTAATACCGTTCCTTTGATTACCATTTTAATTGGATTATTTTTGTTTGTAATGATTCGATTTCTGATTTCAGCCCCATAATGACTGCTTGTAATGATCGTTCTTCTCTGCTTGTGTAGTCGCTTTCGTTTATTTCTGGTTCGTTTATGTAACACATTACTTCCATATAGCCCTGAGAGTAATATCCTGCTCTTTTTAATTGTTGTTTGTGCATCGCTCTCATATCTTTAAGCTCAGCAGTGCCTTTATTTATAGCCTCTTTTATAACTTCATCAGTTAAACCGACTTCGTCCATTGCACCTACTACCATAGCTCGTGCTTCTCTTACAAATAGCTTTTCACCTTGTGATACTATCTCACCTACGGAAACTTTATTAGCTCTTGCACTTCTTTCCAATATTACCTCAATCATAGCGTTTTTAATATATCGTTAATAGTTAGTTTTGAATCCCACGACAAAGCGTTTAGTTGCTTGATCGTTAATCTTAATTCATCTTTAAAGAGCTTATCAATAGTATACTGAGCTAATCCTAATCTTTTACAAGCATTAGATTTTGTAGTATATGTATTAAATACAATCTCTTGAAATGGGCTTTGTGGTTGCCACCCTCTACCGTTTGCTGCCATCTTATTTACGTTTAAAGTCTTCGCTCTCATCTTCTCCGAAAATTCCTAATTGATAGAATCCACAAACCTTTAATACTATTCTACTCATTGCTCTCTTTTCTGCCATCTCCATAACATACCATGAGTTCGTATTACCATCTTTAAACGAAGCTCCTTTTATAGCACTTCCAAATGTTTCTAATCCCTTCGTTGATGCTTTCACAACACAGAAGTTAGTTTCACATTTGATAACCTCGTAAGCTATCTCTATTCCTTCCGTTGCTTGTATCTTATCTATACCACTACGAGAGATAATTAGATAATGTTGATGCTTGTATATATCTTCTTTTGCTAGGTTGTACTTCTTGTACAATTCTGCTATCTTTTCTCTATCCATCTTAGTTAGTTTTACAAGGTTTGTTTAAATGCTCCCACTCTAATAGTGAGCGTGTAACTGGTGAGCGTTCTCCTGAATTCCACTCTTGTGATAATTCGCAATGTCTAGCATATTCGTTGTTCATCTGTTGCTCGATCATCTCATCTCTATCTAAATGCTGAACCCTCGTTCTCAAAAATAATTCTTTTAGTTTTCCCATCTTAGTTATCTTCAAATAATGCGTTAACACTAACAAAAGAAAGTGTTTCTCCTGTAGTCATTCTTAGTAAATCGTTTGCTTCTAATAGACTCAATTCAATGAAAGATACTTTACCTTTAAAAGAATCTTCTACAGCCTTACACGTAGTAGGATAATCTTTATAAGATAAATTCAATCTATCTCTTACTTCTTGCTTTAATCTTAATTCTAAATCTCTCATAGCTTAGTTGTTTTGTTTGAAGCAAATATATGAATTAATAATTGAATGAACTATTAATTAGTATTTATTTTTAGTTAATACTATACTTTGTTTTGATGCTACAGGTTCAGCTTGTGGAACTATAACCCCATCAGAATCGACTATAACATTACCGTTTAGAAATTGTAAGTAAGCGTTTTTACTTTCAGATTCTAACTCCTTACGTTGATCGTTTAAAGTATTCCAGTTATCTAAATGCTTGAAGCTATATCTTCTTGCTCCATCTTTTTGTGTTGCCGTATACCCTTCGAACTCCTGACCTTTCCAAACTTCCGTACTAAGTAAAGCGTCTTCTTCCCAATAGTCTTTTAAATGCTTTGCAGCACTCTCAAACTTCTTAGCTAATACGATAGATTCTATGGCATACAAATCACCATCTAATACTAATCCATCAATATCTCTAGTAATGTCCTCTATCAGCTTGCTAATACTCTTTAAATCTCTATTCATCATCTTTATGTATTACAATCATTGAACTTGTGCCTTGCGTTTGAATTTCTAGTAACGCATCAGCTTCTGAATTAAATACTTCTGCTTGGTCTTTGTACTCTGTTCTTGAGTAAAAGATATCGACATAGTTTTGTGATTCGATGTCATAAATAATATACTTCATAGCTTTTGCTTTTTTAGTTCCCTACAAAGATAAACCTTTAATTTGATTACGCAAATAATTAATAGAATAAAGTGAGCTTTATTGCATAAAAAAAGAGCTACATTTCTGTAACCCTTTGATACTTAACTAAAAGAAGTGTGTTAGTCTTGCGACCTGACCTTGCTCTCGTTCGTGAATGAAAGCCTCTACTGCTTTCGGTGAACCTGTATATCCTTTTCTTGAGTGCCATGAATCGGCTGCACTAGGTGAGCGTAAGTATTCAACGGTAACACCTATAAAGTCTTTAGCATCTCGCCATTTATATTTAACTTTGTGATGTAAATGGTGAAGATACCAATATCGATACTTAGTATTTGCCCATTCTTGTGGTTGTTCTTGTGCCATTAGCATCGGTAGGTTATCCATCTTAGCACCATCACCATGCTCTAAACCTATTAAGTTAGAACCATAAGTATAATACTTTCGATGTGCTACACCTGCATCTACCGAAACATCGTCTGCAAGCCTAAACCAAGACTTCAATGCGTGCGCTAAATGAAATCCACTTTGGTAATCGTGGTTACTCATAGAGTGAACGCAATCAACTGGAGCTATCTCTCTAAGCATCTCAACACATTTAACGTATAGTTGTAAAGCTATTTCAAAATGCTCCCACCATTTACCATCGCAATCTTGTGGAGTTCCTTTTGTAGTAGTATTATATACATTATCTACATGTAGTATATCGTTTCCAATACAAAAGAGTATTCTTTCTACTTTAAAACCTTGTGCTTTAGTGATAAGACCTTGAACACCTTCTATAACTCTTGCAACTGCAATATCAGTATTGTAAGCTTCACCAGTTTCTTCAGCGTTCGCATACTTCCCGATATGAATGTCTGCAGGATTGATAACTAATAAGTGAGTTCCTTCGTTGTGTTCTACTTTTGGATAAGTAGGTGCGTGATCTTTTATAAAGGTGTTTAGTCTTTCGAACATTCCACCTTCATCGAATCCACCTTGCCCATCTTTAGTAACGATTGAGAACCTAAGTTCTCCGCCCATGTTCTGCCAATGTTTAACGGATACAACGTCCTTCTTATCAATCCCTCTTTCAAGCAGATGAATATCAAGTGATGAATTGTCGTTAAAATTGTCTAGGGTGTTTGCTCGGTGTTTCTTTATGATGTCTATCTCATCACCTTTTAACCGAAATCTGTTGTTCTTTCTTTGTGCCATGTCTTTCTGTTTAGCACGAATATACTACTTTTTCTCGAATACCGAAAAGCATAAAGGTATTATTGCAATCGTTGCTAATACAAGCGTTTGCCAAGTGATACCAGTAGCGTCTATTTGAGTAACTGCAGCGATAGCTAAAACACCACTAACAGTTCTCTTACTGCTCCACTTTCCTTTAACGTCTTTAAACATCTCAGGGATAATAGCTAATACGCCTTTTGCGAATAAGGGATTCATTTTCTCTTATCCTTTACGAAGTACCCTACGATGTCATCAAAGTAACCGAAGATTTTGTTGTCCTTTTCTGTTGGTGTAAGGTTTACTATTATCTTAGCGAATGCTAAAAATCCAATAAGTAACTCTCCCCAATTATTTGCTAGAATCTGTGTCATAATATGTATTAATTTCAATGAATATAAAAGGTATATATAGGCAATGCTTGTAACCATCGCCAAATTTATCAGACCAAACTCCGATTAGTACTCCTGTGTAAACTCCTATTCCAATATCCCAACCAATCATATTAAATAATCTCTAAGGTTATTCCTTCAATTGGTATAATATCAACCAACTTCTTTAACGTATTTCTTGAAGATACTACATCTAAAGCATCATCTCCGTTAATATCTGCAAATCTTTTACCTAATGCAATGCAACCCTTTAGTTGGCTTACGTAATTAGCTACATGAATAAGTATATAGCTTCTATCGTTTACATCTTCTATATGCAAGTGGTCACCATACTTAGTGCTTTCTCTATGCACTACGTTATAGACTCCTTTAGGTATACAACTAACATTAGTCTTATTACCCTTCCAAGGTAGCTCTAAAGTAACGCATTCAAAAACCTTATCTACACCATCATAAATAACTAAAGCTCCTAAGGTTTGAACCCCATCATCTCGTAATCTAAGTAAGTGTGCTTTCATTAGTTTTTCTCGTTTCCTATCTTCTTGATATTATATAAGGCTGCTGTTATTAATACAATAGCCGTTAAGAATCCATTAATATCTGCAAAGCTTATGCCAAGTGCAGCCGTATTTATAACATTTGTTTCTATTACATCTCTATACATTAACTGAGCTTAAATATATTAATAGCTTCTTTATATTCTTCTTCTTTGGCTTGTATATCATATCCTTAGACCTGTATTGTATGCATTAGAAATTGGATTCATATCTGCACCTGAGTTACTTGAGTATTCAGGAAACAAACTAGAATTTTCACATAGGTAATCTACGATTCTTTGACCATAAAACTCGGCTGTATCTCTTTCTTTTTGAATCAACCAATTAATATCTGATTTACTGGCAGCAGTTCCGTTCTCGCTATTCTTTTGAGTTACCGATCCGTTCTTAATTTGGAAGGATATAAACGGTAAAGCCTCAACTAATGCGTAATGGATAATACTATCTTGTACATAGTCATCAATTAACACTTTATAGTTACCTGTAATACTTCCTGCTACTATATCAGCTTCCAACTTTTCGTATAAGTCAGTCCCTAATATAACCTGCATATTCTTATCTTGTGCTATCTTTAAAAAAGGTAACAAGAATGCAGTATCTACGTTGTAATTAATCGCCGTAGAACTCTTTAATTTATCTTCGTTGCAAAATAGTGCTGCCATTATCTTTTCTTTATAAATCCTTTGTTAGTCATATCGATAGGCTTCATAGCAACCTCTCTATCATTCCGTACTCTGTAACCTTCTGAGTCTGCTTTACCTGTGCTTACCGTTGGAGCTAAAGGACTTTTAACATCTAATTTAATAGTACTCTTAAATGTCTTTCTTCTCCACTTGTGATGACAAGCACCTCCACCTTTATACTTCCATATAGAATAAGTGTCTGCTCCACCTTCACCCCAACCTGAATTAACAGACTTAGAACCCATTGCTATTAAATCTTCCTTTCTATAAAGTTTATCAGCGTTCACCATCTTACGACAGAACTCTCTACTATTAGAGCTTGTTTTTAACGGAGCGTAAGAGTATCGAACTTTATACATAAAGCCGTTGATAGTCTTATCCTGCTCACTCTTTGCGTTAGGTCTTGCAACTCCAGTACTCGCAAACTCAAAGGCTAATAAATCCTCGTGTTCTTCTGCATCTTCATCGGCTATTAATTCCCATTCATCGCTACTAAGTTCTTCACCTAATCCTATTAACTCAGTAGCTACTATAAAATCCTGCTTCTCGTCTTCCTTAGAAAAGTTCTCGCACATTTTAACACCTGTTTCTTTCTCTGTTTCTTCTATATTTAATCCTTCAGTTTCTACAAACTCAATAGGTTCGATAGTCTTAAAGAATAAATCTAATACAATTCCATTAACTGCCAATATACTATCAACTGCTTCTAGTATGATGTTTTGCTTTGGTCGTATTACTTTGTTATCAAACAACTGTGATGCCGTTTTAATCTCGTCTGCATTATTACCTAAACCAGTTGCATCTTTAATACCGAATAGCATAGGACTTGTTACTCTATGCCCTATTAATATTTTCTGTGTAGATTCTTCAGATAAGAATTTATATTGCTCTGAAGCTTCTGAAATAGGTATTGTTTCTATTGTAGTAGCAGTTGATTGGTCATCATTCCAACTCGTAAGCCACTTTTTACCACCTGTACCTATTAATTTGCGTTCGATAGCATTCTCAATCATTCCTTGCTCATCTTCTGTAGGAACTCCTTGATTGAAGTTTATAAGCATTGTAGGAGCAAATCCGTTTTGGATATTTGTCTTGTGGTAGTTTGCTATTTCCTCATCTATCTCTGACCATGGTAAAGCACCTACATAATCTACAGGACTAAAGTAAAAGAACCCTGCCGAATAAGGAGCAATAACTAATATTTGAGTTTCCTCTCCTCGTGAACCGTCAAAAGATTCTATTCTTCTAGGTCTGTATCTATCTTTCCTGTACTCACTCCAATTATCTGAATAGTACCAACCTTTAATTTCTCCCTCCGTAGCCTTTTCAGGTCGTAGGTTCTGCATCGGTATGTGCTTTGCTTTGAGTATTTGAGTCTTTCCCTTATTCCAAACTACATTAAATGCACCCATTCCAAGCTTTTTCAAATCACCTGCTACTCTTCGCACATCTTCACCTCTGAATATAGTACGCATTTTAGCGTAGTCTAAAGGTCGCTTAGAACTATCAGTAGCAGATAAGCCTTCTCCGTAGATTTGGTCGCTTACACTCGTGATAATAGCGTTAGAAACTGCTGAACCATTACACCTATCAATTAGATAAGTGAAATAATCGTTCTCTTCACCGTAAGCAACCCAATCCTTAGCAGGGCTTTCGACTGCTTTAGGTGTGTTGATTGATGCGAAATTTATTACTTTGAAACTCATACTTTTAAATATACACTATTAGTATTGTTTGCTTCGGCTTGTTTAATATAAACCACCTCACTCGTACCACCTACCCACGCTTTGCCAACCTCTCGCAATCCGAGAACACTGGCATCTAATGGATCTTCGTTAGTCGCTTCTGTTTGTTCATATACATCGTAGGAAAAGAAACTCATCTCCTGCATTGTATACTTAGGTTCTGCTCCTGTGTTTACGTTGAAAGTTAAAGCTACCGACCTTACATTTACATCTCCTTTAGTTACCACTTTCGCTTCGCTAACTCGTGTTTGTAGATTAGTAAATATAAGTAAATAATAGTTATCATAAGCATTAGTAGAATTTTCTTCTAATGATAGATAAACCGTATTACTCTGTTCGTGCTTTAGCTTTATCATTTACTTTAACTTTATGCTTTTTACCTAATGATTTTGCGTAGGTCTTAGCAGTTTTATAATCTTCTCTTTGTGTTTGTAGTTGTATCTTATCACCCACTAAGTAAGTAATAAAAAACGTACCTCTTAATTTATTCAGGTATATCATTTGTATACTGGTTAATTAAACTTATAGCCTCTGCATTTGTAAGCAAGGTATTACTAGGATAGTTTAAACCATTCCCTAAGTTAATTAATGTAGTGACCTCACTTTGCAACCATGAAGCGTTAAACTCCATTACATAGTGCTTAATTCCGTTCACGTCTATTTCGATAACACTACCGAACTTGATTCTGTTATCTACTCCAACCTCTTCGAATGTAGTAGGTAGAATATTTAACAACTCACCATCTTCGTCGTAAGTTTTACGAGCGTAAGAACCTTCTAACTCTTCAGGAATTAATCCTTTATAAGTTTGCTCTTCTAAGCATATAAATATGTTACCTATCATCTGTACTATTTTTAGTTGATTTAACTAAGATGCTTAAAAAAGCTCTAATACTTTCAGCTGTTATATGTTTTTCTTTACTTTCAAACATTTCTTCCAACATATCTAACAGTTCAGCTCTACCTCGAACCTCATTTTTTTCAGGTTTAAACTTAGGTAAACTCATTTGTTTTACCAAAGTTCTGTACCTATCCCTTATAGATGTTGATTTATAATCTTGCTTTGCCATGTTTATCTTTTAAAATCCAAATTCACTCGAGAACTCTGTACTAAATGCTGAACCTACTTTGTGATTTTTTAAACCTACTTTGTAGTTGTTGGTTATTTCCTTCTGAGTTAAAGCTCTGTTGTATAGTCTAGGTTCGTCTATTATATCAGTATAGAATCTATCTACTCCTGAATCACGCCCAACATGTTTAACTAATGTATTTGTAATACTATTTGTGTTAGTTTCTGTGTCGGTTTGAGTAACCGTATCTATATACAAAGTACACAAGCCTGAATTTCTAGTTACTACTAAATGATACCAATCACCTAATTCAAACTCATCATTTGAGTACATAGCAGAACCACCTACATAACACAAGAATTTAGAAGCTGCTTGATGTGTGCCTATTCCTGCCGAGTTCACACCATTATAACTACCACCTAAGCTTACAATAACATTTATACTCCCATCAGTTTTAGCTTTAGCCCATGCTTCAATACTAAAATCACCTGTACCGAAGTCAAGTGAATCGTCATCAGCCACTTCGGCATAGCCACTACCATCTAAATTAAACCCTCTCTCTCTTAATCGAAGCGAGTTACCTAGTATGTCGTAACCTTTGTTATTTGGTGCTTGTATAAGTGTAACCTCTGTAGCTACTGGAGTACTCTTTACCCAATCCATCATACCTAATTGTGGTATAGTCGGTTGTTGATCATCGTATGTAGCACCCGTAATAGTTCCATTATTACCACCACCTGAGCTATCGTAAGCTATTGAACCACTACCCTCACTTAAAGCGTAGTAAGCCGATAGATTCGATAAGGTTAAAGTCGTATTAGGGTTATCCGTTACGAGGTGGTTCGGGTTGTTGTAGTCGAATAGTGCATCGTCTGAATCCCAAGCTGCGTTGTAGATTTGGAAGTCGGAAAGTTTTGCAGGTAAATATCTATTTGAGCTGTAAGAAGCAATAAAGCTTGGTTTTGCTGTAGTACTTATGGTAGCACTACTTGCTGAACCAATTAAAACCCCGTCTATATATAATGTTGTAGTTGTCCCTGAAATTGAAACAACAAATCTTTGATATTTATTTGATGCATCTGAAATAGAAAAAATTACTGCACTACCACTAACATCAGGATATACTTGTAATTGATTGTTATTACTAAACCATACATTAGTCATACCATATCTTATAACAGCTCTATCGCCTGTACTAGAACTTAAAACAGGATTGCACCAAAATGTTATAGTTGCAGCAGATGTATTAGGCATAGATTTAGTTCCTAAACTTACAGTATCATTCACTCCATCAAAACTCAAAGCCTTACCTGTAAACAACTTCGCATCGTTCGAGTTGGTCGATTTGTCTTTAACTACTAATTCACCCCCAACCCAATCAGACTTATAAAAGCCTAACCACATTTGGAGGTTCTTATTTACGATGCCTAGCCTTTTAGCTAATGCACCAATTGAATTTTGTATGATATTAATCATACCTTAAAATATAGCTACTATGTCCGTTGCAGTTGTAAGGGTTGCTTTTACTCTTGTTACCTGAATAGGTAAGAAAGAACCATCTGCAATATTTTTAAGAAGTAATGTAGAACCCCCTAAAGTGATCACATCAATATTCCCACCAGTACCCACAAACAACGTAGCAGGAGTGTTAGCGTTTGAACCCGTTATATCTGTCGAATCACTTGGAGTAACTACAACTCCCGTTGTTCCTTGTCTTACTATTAAATTTGTAGGCATCTTCTTTGTTTAAGTGTGTATATATATAAATAGTAATTTACTCGTTTTGTTTTGTTTGCATAAAAAAAGCCCTACCGTTAAGTAGAGCTTTAGTATTGAATTATAATTTTACTTTAAGAAGTAACTATTGCAGGTCTATTACCTGAAGTTGTAAGACCTCCGAAGATAGTATCTGCTACAACTGCACTCGGTACTACTGAAAGTGCAGCACGCTGCTCTCTACCTACCAAAGCTAAGTTATAACCGCTCATATCTCCGAACGCTTTCCCTCTTCCAATGTTCCCACCTGTTACGGTCATACCATTATAAGCACCTGCAAGGTATACATCACCGAAGCCAGTAGCCTCATTAATATTATTGTCCTCTACAAAGATTTGAAATCTACCCTGAGCTAATACCTTAAGGTTTTTTAACGCATCTTTTGATAAATTAGGCAAAGCTAAATTAATAGTTTGCTCATAAAATACCGTTCCGTTTTCTTCTGACACAGTAATCGCTTCATCAAAGTCTGAGGATTGTGGATTAAGTTCGTACTTATATGCTGAACTTGCAGCACCTAAATCATCTAACTCTCCATCTACATCAATAGTATAAGCTCCCATAACATTGTTGTTCACAAAGTAAATGTTTCTTATCCCTCCAATGCTCTCTCGACATTCTAAAGCTCTACCGTTTGCTACTAAACAAGCCATATATCTTTTATGTTTAAATAAGAGGGAGCGATTAAACCCCCTCTATTAATTAATATTATGCGTATAAAACTACGTCCGAACCAGTTGCAAAACCTACACCTGCATTCCACTTCATAACAAGTCTTACGTTGTCAGAACCGTCATTCTCAGTCATATCCAATACACGAACCTCTGCCATATCAGAAGCTAAATCAGTTGCAAAGAATAAGTTAGTCTTACGAGCTGCGATCATTTTGTTAGCTGACATACCAGGAGCAAGAATTAACTTAGTACCTTCGAAGTTAGCCTCAGAAACTCCAACGTGGAATTGGTCTTGGTAACCTAAAGCAGCTTGAGCTGAGATATAGAATTTCATTGCAGCCGTTCCGATGTAGATACCTAAATCTTCTTGTCCGTAATTAGCATCTAAGATAGCATCTCTTACTTTACCTAATTCAGCTACAATGTTTGCTGCTGATAAAGTAGCACCTGCTACATCTACAACTGTACCATCTGCTGCTGCTAGTGCTTCGAATCCATCGAACTCACCTGTTGTAGCTGCCGCACCTTGCCAAATTGATTTCTCAACTTCCTGACCTACTAACGCTCCTGCGTGTCCGATGATATATTCTTGGAAGTTTGCTGGTAGAGTACCATCTAAACCCGCTCTCATTTGAGAACCTGCATAAGTACTTAACCAATCTTTCTTACACATCTGCTTATTCAATCCGAAGTTATCAGGAGTAAGAGCTTTCTCTACGTAAGTAATATCACCTGCATCAGTAAAATCACAAGTTGCATCTACTACAGATGAAGCTGACAAGTCAAAAGACTTTAAATTTACTTTATAAGTTACATTAGGAAGTACTGTAATATTTCCCTTTGCTAATGTTTCACCACTTAATAGTGATGCTGAAATAAACCCTGCAGCCTCTTCGCCTGCGTATAGTTTAGTTAATGAATCTGCCATAATGTTTTATTTATTTTTGTTAATTAAATATTGTACACGACCTTGAGCTGTAAGTTTATTAAATTCTAATGGTGATAGAGTTGTTGAGCTACTAAAGTTTCCTTCAGGACTTGGCTTAACCTCTTCTCCTACTTGCTCGAACTCTTCTACTTTCGTAGCGTTCTCTTTTGCCTCTACTTTTAAAGCTGCAAATTCTTCTTTAATAGAAGCAAACTCTTGTACTAAGTTTTCTAGCAATCCGATAGTTTCCATAAGTGCAGTTTTAGAATTATCTTCTACAGACATTTCTTCTTCTACTACCTCTTCTACTTTCTCTTCCTTCTCTTCTTCTACTGCTTTGATTTCGGCAATAATACCTTCTTCAATAACAACTAAAAGCGATCCGTCAGCTAGAGCATACTCACCTACTGGTAAAGGTTGCTTTTCTTCTTCGACCATAATGAATACAGAAGCACCTACTTCCAAAGCATCAGCACTTACTACAGTACCATCTTCTAAAGCGATGTCCTCGAACTTCATTTGCTCTTTCGCTTCCTCTAATTCTACAGGAGTTGCCTCTTGCATTCCTAAAAGAACCTTAATTTTACTCAATGTTTCCATGTGTGTCTTTTATTATAAATAGTATTATAGCTAGTTTGTTGCGTTTTCGTCATTCCTAATGATTTGCCTAATAGCATCTAACGTAGAATCTTCACTCATTTCTTGTTTCTTTTCATTAAAGTAACCTTCTACAGAGAAACCTTTTACAACTCCTTCCTTGATATAGTTCTGCCATATGTCTTCGTTGTCTATCTTCATAGTAGCAACCCAAGTACCTACTGGATAACTTAAACCAAAGGCTTGTGTCTTATCATGTTTAGTATCAGCAACCAACCACGTTTCTATTGTAGTGATTCCGTTTACCGTTCTAGCGTGGTCGATAGTAGCGTTCTGATGTTTAGAGTTAAGCATATACAATTGGCTTACTCTCTTCACCGTTTCCTTAGAAAAGAAACATTTATATTTCTCTCCGTTCTCATCTACTCGCATAATTTCTAAATCAGGAATCATAACTGCACCCATTACAATACGCTCATCTGTGTCGATGGTTGCGAAGGTTTGTTTATCCTCTGAGAAATACATGAAATTCTCCTCAATGGCAGGCTTGTCTACTAATGATATTGCGAAGACACCGAAGTCATCTTCTTGTTCGTTTATTACAAATTCAACTACTTTCATTTTATAGGGTTCTTTGGTTATTAATATATGATTGTGCCTCTTGGCTATCTGTTACTTCTTGACTTATTACGTATGTTTGTGATGGTTGATTTGCTTGG